AAATCTTCCAAATCCTGAAGGAATGTACCTGCTCTACCTACTACGTTATCTATTGCTGCATCTGTTTCAGCACTAAATATAACTTTTTTTGGTGTTAAAAATTTCTGAGTTGTTGAACGATGATCAAAATTACCTTCTGGTAATAAATATCCTCTCAAGGTAACTGTAAATGTAGTTCTAACTAATCTTTCTACATCTCCAATCTCGGTAGCATCCGTAAAAGTATCAATGCTACTTCTAAACCTCATTTTATCAGGGTCGCCCCAATAAGCCCCCTCTGAATATACGATTTTTTCAACGATTTTATTCATTTGTTCAATATATGATGTCCAAATAGTAAAATCATAGCTTAAAGTTACATAATCTGGAAACGCTACATTATAATACTCTCTTTGAGGTAGTAATCCAATTTGAGTTGAAAAGTTATCATAACGATTTACATTAGAAAATTTCTTTTCAAATGTGTAAAACATATTAGGTTTATTCGCATCCAACTTATCTTGAGGTAAAGAGTCATCTTTTGTAATAGATGTTCTTCGATAAGCAACAACTGGTGTAATAATTTGTCTTTTTTTATCTTTCATAAAACCATCGCGTTGAATTGCTTTCCAACGTTCAGGTGACGCATACATAATTGGAACTTTTACATTTTCACCATTTTCTATAACTGAGGGTTTTATAACATTTTCAAAGTAAAATACAATAGCACTATCTACGTCCATCAAAGTTACAGATGGTGATTTTACATCATCATCTTTTCTTGAATACAAATATCCTCTATTTAAAACTCTTTGTTTTCTGGGTAATGGTTTATTTGCCATTATATGCTTCTCACTCTCTCAATACTTAAACTAGATATTCTTGCTAAAAATGCATTACATATTACCGAATGATTATAATCAGTTTGTCCACCAACTAACTCATTTTCACTTATTGATGATACTTCCCAGTATCCAGAATTCCAATCTATTACATCACCTATTTCTATAACATAACTTATATCTACTAAAGTTTGTCGTAAAAAAGAAAATAGTGCCGTTTGTGTTAAATCTGGTCCGAATTGGTCTGTAGTAGTAGCTTGAGCGTCTGCTTCAACTAATGCACTTATTTGAACTCCTGAATTATATATTTTACCATCTGCTGTTTCACCATACATATTGATTTCTGTATCATAAGCTGATACTTTATAAATAATAACTGGTTGATATATAATACCATCTATACCAACGCTCAAATCTCCTATGAGTTCTTGGTTGAACTTTTTTATTGTATCTCTATCTTTTTGTGGATAATAACGACTTGGCATTTTACTATCCTATATAAATTGGGTATGGAACTTTTTGCAATTTCTCCTGTAGAAATTCTGCCTCATTTTTATCAGCTTCCAACAAAGCTGCTCTACTTGTTTGTTCTAACATTCCTCGAAGTTGAGTAATTAAAAATTCCTTTTCAGATGCAGCTTCACTTCTTAAAGTATCTCCATCTAAAGTTGTAGATGAATTAGGTATAGGTATTGTTCCATATTTAGAACGAATCATACCTAATAATTCTTTACATAAAGCTAATCCATACTTTCTAATCCATTGTTTACCAACATCATTTATAAACTGATATTGCATATTATCATATGGAACATTGGAAAAATCAGATACTACATTCGCAGAACCGCTATATTCTGTAAATAATGGATCATCTCTTTCTGAAGTGACCACATAATCAAAGTACAAAGTTTTAGCTTCTGTTGGATCTGGGAAAACTTTAAGTTTATTATTAACTAAAGTAAATGTATAAGCAGATTTCCTAATTGAATCATTCATTTCAATTGCTTGTACTCTTAATAAATCTTCAAAAAGTGGCATCATTGTAAATGAAACTGCTGGTGAATAATTACCAAAGCCAAATCCTTGAATCATATTCATAGTACCATACCCTGTTGTAGCGTATGGATCAAAAAATCGTTGCATTGCGGGTGTAGATTCGTGATAAACTCTTTTAACTTCTATAGATGCACCACTTTCACTCACATCAGCGAATAAAGCGTTTAAATCATATTCTTGTGAACCACTTACTACACTAATTCGCCCCTGTTTCCAGTCTACATTACCACCAACTCCAGCTTCTGTACCATATTGTTTAGATAAAAATACTGTACGACCCATTGTAGGTGTAACTCTTTTATGTGTTACATTTGAACCAGTAGTTTGGCCAGTAAGATGTAATAAATTGTCTTTTATGTTAAATTGGTTGACTTGAGCTGAATATTCAGTTATTGATTCTTCATAACAAGCATAAAACGAACCAGAATTTAATTCTACTGACATAATTGGGTGTCCAAGTCGTCTTGCTGCCCAATCTGCAAATCTATCTACTGAAGTAGCCCCAGATCCTGAAAATTGGGTATCACTATCATAAAGCCCAAATGGTGTTTGGCCTGATGCAAATGAACTACTTCCTTGCCAAATAATTTCTGCCATTGTATTCTCCTAAACTATATATAATTACTCAATAATAAATATAAGGAAGTGTAATAAACAAAAAAAGGGAGACCGAAATCTCCCTTTTTTATAGTTGTACCTTAGTACGATCAGTTATGCATTAAACGTAGTTAACGTCAGCAACAATCACTTTACCATAGAATTCAGGACGCACGATTTTCTTCGCGTATCTTGTCATTACACCTTTACGTGGTGTAAAGTTCTTAGGATCGTAGACAAGAGGTGTCATTATTAACGGTACATAAGGAGCATACACAGCACCAGTTTCTAGGAAGTTACTTCCTCTGAAACCAATAAGAATTACATTCTCAAACTGGTATGGGTTCTTATATACAGTATAGCGGTTATTTAACATACCCGCTTTTTGTACACCCATTGCATAGGATTTATTAGTAGACGCACCATCAGAATCCGTTGCGTATCCAGGAATAGATTCAAGGATTGTAGCAACTTCAGGACTTACGACCATAAAGTTTGCTCCACCACGAAGTGTTTTCTGATGAATTGTATTGGAAACAGACTGTATCTTGTTACCAAGAGTCTGGAACCAATCGCCTTTAGTATATGCGTTTGAAGCACCCGAAGATTCTTCAAATAGTGTTGTAGCACTATTATATTCATACCCAACACGTGCACTCCAACGTTCCGTCTTAGCAAGAGCATTCAAACGAAGCATATCAAGGATTTCAAGATCGATTTCCATTGACACATACTCACTTAATAGTGATGTAAGTTCTGCTTCAGCGTCAACACTATGATAAGCGTTAAGATCTTGAGCAAGCTCAGGAGTCCAAACGGCTTTCAATTTACGTGTTTTCGCAACAATTGCGACAGACCGCATCGAAATATCAATTTCTGGAATATCAATATCAGTTTCAGGATTTGCGTCCATTGCTGATGTTGATGCTTCAAAATCACCGCGAGTTGTATCGGTCGGTGCTTTATGATATAATACAGATGCAGATGGTGTTACAGAAGCTTCTTTAACGATAAAGCGAACATGTGTAGCTGAACCGTCAGAAGGAGATACTTCACTACCAGCGACACCATCAAGTATCTTTGTATAAGCTGGATAATAAGAAGTAAATGCAGTTGAACCTGTTATTTCAAATGCACGTACACCTTCTTTGTCAGGATTTGTCATATTACTCAAAGCAATATCATAGTACTTCAAATTACCAGCTGACATCGAAGCAGACAAGTCTGGTTCAAAATCAACATCCGTCCAAGTTACTGAACCTGTGATTGAGTGAGTTCCAACTGCTCCAGTTATTGTTTCATTAACGGTATATCCGAATTTGCCGGCACCGTAAAGACCCTGCGAAGCGTCACCAGAACCAGATGTTACACCAAATACTTGGTTGCCATCTTTAAATCCAGGTTGACCTGTTCCATATTTGAAGTCAAGATAGAAAATCAGGCCTGAAGGAAGGTTCATCGGTTGAACAGAAACGAATTCCTGAGCTGCTAATTCACCAAAGATCTTACGAACTAAGGGAAGAGCAACACCAGACCATTCTTCAGAATTAGCAGAAGTACCTGTTGCACTAGCTTCATCAATAAGCTGACGAGCTTGGTTTTCCAACAGAACTGCCATTCCGTGCGTTCTCTGTTCAGTTTCAATACCTTCTAACAACCCGGTCGGTTCCCATTTCTTGACCAAATTGCGGGTTTCTTCCATCCGCTGACGATATGGATTAAATCCATCCATCAACTTCTCGATAGTACCCAGGTTTTTATTTTTAGACATTATATTTCTCCAATATAAATGTTACGAAATTAAACAATTCCGGCTAACTTTTTAAATCTATCTCTCAACTCTGAACCTTCAGCAATAATTTCTTGCTTTTTAGATTTAGTTGAAGCGACAGCTTTAGAAGCTGAACCTTTATGTTCTTTAATTTCTTGTTTAGTTGTTTTCGTTCCAAAAGATTCTGCCAATGTGGAATAAACCAATTTGACTTCACGAAGGTTATGTGCTCTATCAAAGTTTTCCACAACTTTCATTTTCTGGTCATTGGACAAGCCAAATGAACGGAAAAGTTTGTTTGTGAATAGTAACTTTGCGTTAAGCAAGTTAACTTCGTTCAACTTAGAACGTAAATATTTAACGACATTGCGATGCTCGTCAAGATCAGCTTTGATTTTGGCGACTTCATTAGCTTCTTCTTCTTCATCTTCTTCTTCAGAAAGAGCTTTAATGACTTCTTCAAGATCAATATCATCTTCTTCTGTCAAATCGTCAACAACTTCATCATCTTCATTTTCTTCACCTTCAGCTGAATCACCAGCTGCTGCTGGTTCTTCAGAACCTTGGCCGACATCAGACGAATCAGATGCTTTAGGTGATGGTGCAGAATTTTCTGCTCCACCAACATTAGAAGAATCAAGAGTATCTGTAGAATCATTATCAGCTGATACGCTGGTTAGATCATCTACTTCCTCTTCTTCACCAGGAACATCCTGTTCTTCTACTGGTGATTCTTCTTCATCTTCTTCTTCTAATTCACGAAGAATAGCTTCGAGATCAAGATTATCTGTTTCTGTTTCAGCTACGGGTTCTTCTTCACCCATATCTTCTTCATCTTCTTCAGATACGACTGGTGCATATTTAACACCGTTGATTTCGATTACGCCTTCCATATCCATTTCTTCTTCATCACCCATTTCTTCTTCATCACCAGGAACTTCGTCCTGTGCGGCGATAACATCTTCGGGTTCTTGTTCAGAAAATTCATCAGAAGGATCTTCATCATCTTCACCATATGCTTCTTCATCTTCCATTTCATCATCTTCCATTTCAGATTGAATTTTTTTAGAAAGCATAGATTGTAGGCGAGGTGTGAAAGCTTCTTCTAAAGCGATTTTAGCGTTTTCAAGAGCTGTTTCACGAACTGCTTTTGCATCTGCAATGGCTTCTTTTAAAAGATCATCCATTACTTTTCTCCTATAATTAAATTAATAA